GATCCTGGCTAGAGTACGCAAGGCGGCCGCAAGCAATGCAAAAATCTAAAAGAGAAAGGACATTCTGGTCGAACGGCTATCTCAGCTTGTGGCCACCGGATGCGTACTGAATCAAATCGTAGATAGATCAAGAGAGGGTAAATAATGCCGAACAGGTTGCTTAAAGAATCAATCAAATACAGTGAACAGATAGATAAACTTAGTTTTTTTGAGGAATCTGTGTTTTACCGGCTGATCATCACGGTGGATGATTTTGGGGCATATTTCGGTAATCCTATAGTGATCAAGAACGAATTGTACCCTCTGAAAGAGAATATCAGTTCAGAAGATATCAAAAATGCGCTAGGAAATATGGAAAAACTTGGCCTGATTGAACTTTATGAGGTTGAAGGAACATCATATTTGCTATTAAAGACCTGGAACAAGCATCAGCAGGTTCGCACAAAAAGGCATAAATACCCGCTTCCTGACATTTCGCACAATCTGCAACAATCTGCAACAAGTTGTAACAATCTGCAACAAGTTGAAACAGATTGTAGCAAATCGTTAACTAAATCCGAATCCGAATCCGAATCCGAATCCGAATCCGAAATTGATGATGATATGCACGCGAGTGAAAACTCAGTTGACTGGAAAGGACTTTTAAGCAAAATGCAGAGATCTGTTCAACGTGAGCGGGAAGCGTTCGTTGGGATGGATCAAAAGCACATTGACGAATCTCTGGAGGCAATCCGAGATGTTTGTGTAAGCATCAGGGATCCAGTGATTGTGTCAGGCATAAACAACTGCAGAAAATCTACTGCAGACAAGATATTTGCTAAATCTCAAAGCATCTATCAGCCCGAAATAGCCGGAATAGCGCAGCGACCTGTCGGAAACAAGGAGGGTTATCTAAGAACCTGCATAGAAAACATGTTCAAGAAGGAGTGATATCGTGCCAGATATGTTTGACTGTGTAATTTTGCTGAATTATCTGCATAACAGATTTTTTGGAAAGTGGGAGATTCTTGAAAAAAGAGTGTCGTGCAGAACCGGCAATTGTGAAATAGTTCTTTGGCCGGATCGTAATTCCGGGAATTATATCCTGGAGATATGGCCGAAAGGAGATTATCTGAATTCAAGAGTTATCAAAAAAGCGGACATGGAATCTATTTTGTCTGAAATTGAGAAAACTGTTCCGCCAAAGATGTTTAAACAGCTCAGTTTATACGACCGCCAGGAGGCATTGTTGTGAAATCAAAGTACGAAGAAAACGAAGAGTGGAGATACTACCAGCTGCATCGTGAACCTGAATTTGATTCCGGACGTCTGGACTTGTTTATTGCCATCGGGTTCATATTTGCTCCGGTAATTGCATTGGCCATATTGGCTGCCAATATATGCAATTTTGTATCTGAAAAGAGAGGCAAACGTAATGCCTGAATACAGTCAGATTCTTAAAAGCAGCGGAGGAATGGAAAAGCCAATATGTGATTATCTGATTTCCGAATGCCAGAAGAATGTTGTATTTCGCAACGATGTTGAAAGTTCTACAGGAAAAAGCGTTTGCGGAATGATGAAACACATAACCGACGAAGCACGAAAAATTGCAGGTGGTAAGAGTTCGGTGGCGGTAGAAGACTCAACGGTATTCAACTGGGGTTTCGATTATTGGCATGACAAGGCGGAAATTGAAGTGAATGAAAAGCCGAAGGAGAAGCACAAAGAAAAGAAACAAGAAAAGAACGAAATGCAGCTGAGGCTATTTGACATATGAGTATTTCAAGAAAAACAAAAGAGGATATGGCCAATACGGTAGTCAGATCAAGATCTGATATCTATTTCAAGCCTTTCTACTCTAAATTTAAGTGCTATTGCACACAGTGCGGAGAGACATATACAATTTCAAAACAGGAACTGAAGGAAATCAAAAATAGCCATATGTGTCCGAGATGCTGGAGAAGCGCAACTAAAATATCAGACAGCAGGAAACAAAACTTCGGCAATTATGTACTTGTTCCATCAGACAACAAACTATCAGCGCTCGGATATCGAGTACGTTTCAAGTGGGATCTCAACAAGATGGTTAGTGCAAGCACGAAACTTGTTGCTAAATTCAGCGGTATAAACTTCGGAGAAGAGCTGAGAAGTTATCCGAAATTTACGGAAGTTAGAGATATTCACCTGATACCTTTTTACGGAGGAATTGGGGAAGACCAGAGCCAGACCGGAAAATGGAAGAAGCGGACAAAAAGCACCAGGTATTTTGAAAATATGTATGAGATTGGATATCCGGAACATTGCCAATACGGTCATACGCCGAAGAAAACAAAGAAGGAATATCTTGAAGAATCAATTGGCATGTATCATCCAAAATCCTCCCAGGTTAGGATAGCAATGTCTCATATCATGAATCCGATCCAGCTGCAGAGAATGGTTATGTTCGATATCAACGATTATGAGATCGCAAAGAAGTACAACAACCTGGAAGAATCGTACAGAAGCAGATTTGACGACAATGTTGTTGCCAGATGTGTAGAAATGCGGCTCAATAAATTCGATGCTGAGTATATCAAGCGCAATAGGCTGAGCACGATAGATTACATTGATTACTTGTTTGATTGTGACCGCATTGGAATGAAAAACAAGCATCCAAAAGACTTCAGATCAGCCAATACTGAAGTAACACGAATTATCAACGAACAAATCAAGCGAGAAGAAGAATACAGGATTAAAAACTCTAAGAAGATTATTAAGAAGCTGTCCGCGGAGTTGCCTTCCAAAAGCGTATCAGGAATTGTAATATCACCAGTCAGAAGTGTCGAAGAACTTAGAGAGAGCGCGAAGTATATGCAGAACTGCATCATGAGTTACATGAACAAATACATCACGGGCAAATGTTTCCTGTATATCGTCAGAGATGATTCCGGGAAAATACTTGCTAACGTCGAACTTGATAAATCTCAAATCATTCAGATTCGAGGAAGATACAATTCGAGCGTTCCAAAGAAGATAAGCAACATAATCAAAAAGATGGTTTCAGATAACAGGAAGACGCTTGAAAGTATCACTGTGTAGAAAGGAAAACATGATAGAAAAGAAGATCAAAGATGAATATCTGGTAGATGTCATCCAGGGGCTGAAGACATTCGAAATCAGGAAAGAGGATGATATCAGATACGAACCGGGAATGAAGCTGCTTCTGAGAGGTCAGCAGCATTCCGCAATTGTAAAAATCCTATATGTTCTGAGAGATTGTCCGCAGTATGGTTTGGAAGATGGTTATTGCATATTTAGCCTGGCAGTAGAGAGAGCATTTTCTAACGGAAGCCAATACGATAAATATATCAGCAAGAATGGAGTGTATCAGAATTGAATATGGGAAAAACTGAAACGAAGAGATAGTTGATTGGTTTGCTCAACAGTGGGACAAGATATCAGCCGCGTATGATTCTGGAGAGGAGGTAGGTGTAAACAAATGGGACAAGAAACAATAGGATTAATGCTTTCCAGTTTTGCATTAGGAGTATCTGTGTGTGCTCTTATCGTCAATATCGTAGTATCCAGGAGCATGAAATAGATCTGTTAGAAATGGAGGTGGATTAATGGCGTGGCATAGAGATACACCGTTAAAAAAGAAAACAAAAACAGTTCCGAAGGGGATGCCAAAGCATCTTGATAATCCGGATAGTGATTACCAGCGAAAGACCGATTACAAGCTTGGCAAGCAGACTGTAAAGCCTATCCTGAAAGAGGACTTTCAGAAGATGCAGCGCCTTTGTCTTATCCACCGCCAGAAAGCGGAGCAGGGGTCAGATGAAGAATACAGGTGGTACAGGAACTACGTCATGATGATGCTCGGAGTTAATCTCGGAAACAGGGTTACTACAATAGCCAATTTCACGCCGAGAAACGTCGCTGGCGGCCACCTGACTGTAAAGGAACATAAGACAGGCAAGGTATTCGAAATGACGCTCAGAGACAATCTGAACAGTCTTGTGCAGGAGTATATCTCCTATTACAACATAACGACTGATGAATATATGTTCCGCGCCCACCTGGGTTCCAAAATGAAGCCGATCAGCAGGCAGACTTGCTGGAACTACCTGAATTCCAAAGATGGGCTGGCGTATGAAGCCGGAGTGAAGTATGTGGTGGGAGCATATTCGCTCCGAAAGTCATATGCTCGGTGGGTCTATGACGATACCAAGGACATATTCAAGGTGATGCGGCTGCTGAAGCATTCTGATCCGATCATTACGGCCAGATACATTGGCCTGGAGGAAGAAGAAGTGCAGAAACTCAGAGCGAAAATAGAGTTCGGATTTGATGAATTCAAGTGAGTATTTGACCGTGCGGATTAAGTCAAATACTGAAATCGCGAAAATAAAGAGAAACAGCATCAGCAAACGGTGCACGCGCGCAAATCAGTGCGTTTGATGATTTGACTTAACATGTATTCTGTCAAATTCTCGGAAAGGTATGAATGCATGTATATATTCAGTGGAAAGACACGTCAGAATATTGTTGAACTAAATAGGCTTTCAGAAGAGAAACCAAAGGTAAACGAAGATGAAGACTGTTGATAAATATGATGCCAGCGGGAATTTTATTGAAAGATACGAGAGTATGGCGGATGCGGCTGAAGCAAATGGAATTGGAATAGCGGAGATAAACGATGTATATAGAAATAGAAGAGTCACTGCCGGTGGTTACTTCTGGAAGTTCCCGACGGATGCGGTTGACAACAATATCAATCTCAGGGTTGGAAGTAAGCATATGAACGGATGGGCTATAGATGTAATTGAACAGTATGGAAATGTAGCTCTCCCTGATTGGTTATTTGAAGATGAAAGTGCAGCAGATGGAAAGGGATATCCAGTAGCAAGCATTGAAGCGTTGCTAAGTGATAGGACTGGTAAAACAGTAAAGATTCTTAAGTGTTCGTGCGGATACATAGCTGAAATAATTAGATAACAACTGCAGAAAGGGAGAGTTCTAATGAACATTTCGATTGAGGATCTGAAGGAATACAGATGGACTAAGCAGGAGATCAAATCTATTGAGGCAGAGATTGAAAGCCTTTATAGACCGATACACTCTCCGTCTGGAAACACATCCGGTTCCAGATCCTCACTCCCTGGTGATCCGACTGCATCAGCGGTAGGAAGAATTGAATATCTTAAACAAAGGAGAGATGATTTACAGAAAGATATCAATCGAGTTGATACATGGTTATTAGCAACTAAAAGCCGTAAGGTAGCAGCGATATGCAGATGGCATTATGTGCTTGGGAAGACGTGGGATGTTACTTCATACGAAGTATATGGGTATTACACAAAAGACACAGCGAGACACAGTATTGAACGGTTTTTTGAAACAAAATACGTATGATCTTTTTATAATGGGCAAACCTGTCCGCTTTGTCACACTTTGTCCGCTTTGTCACACTTTGTCCGCTTTGTCACACTTTGTCCGCTTTGTCCGCTTTGTCACACTTTGTCACGCTTTGTTCCGCAATATAGGTGCTATTATGTTATTGCAGAAATAGAGCGAGCAGAGATGCCCGCTCTTTGTTTTGCAAGGGATCCTTGGATTCCAGCTCTGGCATGAGCTCCCTCATCAAAGGATCCCATTCAAAGGAGAATATGGTCGTCAAAAAGAAAACAGTTGCCAAGAAAAGATACCGCCCGGATAAAGACGGTACCCACCGTGCAGCATTTGACAAGAATAAGAGGCGTATCTTTGCTACCCAGACAACCTGCGGGATATGTGGGAAACCTGTAGATTTCTCTCTGAAGTTTCCAGATCCGATGAGTCCTTGCATCGATCACATCATTCCGGTCGATAGAGGTGGTCATCCTTCAGATATGGATAACCTCCAGCTGGCTCACCTTTGCTGTAACAGAGCGAAGTCTGACAAGCTGACGGTCAAGCGCAAGCTTGGAAGCGATGAGACTACATTGATATCCAACCGAGTTTTACCACAAATTATTGATTGGAAGGCATATAAGTCATGACGGGGGCCATTACCCCTGGCATACCTGCCTTCCGACCTTCAGGTCGTACTGTGAAAAAAAACGCATGAAGTAATATGCCCTCCCTGGGATAGGCAAGAAAGGAATTGCTGATATGGCAGAGAATTACAAAGGAATGAACTACTTGAGAACAAAATTGGCAGAAAAGCGCATAAGGGTTCTTGTCCGCTATAAGTATTACAACATGAAGGATATAGAGCGCGATTCAAGCATTGCCATACCTGATTCTGTAAGAGATAGATATAAGAGTGCTGTAGGATGGTGTGCCAAAGCGGTTGATTCTCTTTCCAATAGGCTGACATTTAGAGGCTTCGGGAATGACAATTTCGATCTGCAGCACATATTTGACATGAACAACAAGGATGTTTTGTTTGATTCTGCTTTTTTGGGCGCATTGATCAGTTCTTGCGACTTCATCTATATATCTGCCGGTGAGGATGGATTTCCTAGGCTTCAGGTGATCGACGGAAGCAATGCTACCGGAATTATAGATACTGTAACGAATATGCTTCAGGAGGGTTACGCAGTTCTTGAACGAGACGATAACGGGTTTCCGATTAGTGAAGCTTATTTCGTAAAAGGCAGAACATTCTTCTATCAAAAAGGAATGAAGCCATATTCAATCCCGAATGTTGCTCCATATCCTCTTCTTGTTCCGGTTATTTATAGACCTGATGCTTCCAGGCCGTTTGGACATTCAAGAATTACTAGAGCGTGCATGGACTATCAAAGAGCGGCGAAAAGGACTCTGGAAAGAACTGAAGTATCGGCAGAATTCTACTCTTATCCACAAAAGTACGTTACTGGGCTTTCTCAGGATGCGGAGCCGCTCGATAAGTGGAAGGCTTCAATGTCATCAATGATCGAATTCGAAAAGGACGAAGACGGTGATTCTCCGACAGTCGGGTCGTTTACTCAGCAGTCTATGGAACCTCATTTGTCTGAACTTAGATCGAAGGCATCTATGTTTGCCGGCGAAACAGGGCTGACACTGGATGATCTTGGCTGGCCATCAGATAATCCGTCATCTGCAGATGCTATTAAGGCTTCACATGAGAATCTATATCTGTGCGCTACAAAGGCACAGCATAGTTTTGGCGTTGGAATTATAAATGCTGGATTTTTGGCTGCATGTGTCAGGGACAATTTCACCTTTAAGCGCCAGCAGATTTATTTGACAAAGGCACTTTGGGAGCCTGTATTCAGACCTGATTCAGCCGGGCTATCAGGAATTGGAGATGGAGCGATTAAACTTAATCAGGCTGTTCCTGGATATATTGGGAAAGAGAATCTTAGAGAACTGACTGGAATTCCTTCCGATACTACAGAATAGGAGATATTATGAGCGATTATACAGAAGTGCTTCTGGAGGAACTTGAAAAGGCACTGCAGAAGTCTTTTGATGACGATCGTTTAATCAAGGAGATCAGTCAGAAGGTTGCAGATAAACTTGCTACTTATAAAGATGCAAATGAATATGCATATCAAATAGGAAACCTGACAGCTGGTGTTTTCCAAACAATTAAGCAAGCAGATCTACCGGATGGGAGAATTAGTGATGAAATAGCAGATACTGTTGTCAAAAGATTGCTAGAAGTTGATAGCAAAAAGGTATCTACGGTCGCCATGAGCATCCAAAAAACCTTGAATGAGAAATCTGGCATTGGTCTTAATTCAATAGATCCAAGAACTGATAGCGACAGGCTTGATGGGATAGTTCAAAGCATTAAAAGCACTAAAGATTTTTCAACACAGATGAAGACATTGAATGAACCGGTAAAGACATTCACTCAAGGAATAATCGATGATTGTGTCCGAAAAAATGTTGAATTTCAAGGGAAGTCTGGTCTTCGGCCAACTATCGAGAGAATACCTGTTGGGAAGTGCTGCAAGTGGTGCTCTTCTTTGGCCGGAAAGTATTCATACCCAAATGTTCCGAGAGATGTGTATAGAAGACACGAAAACTGTAGATGCTTAGTTCTATACAACCCAGGAGATGGAAGCAAACAGAATGTATGGACAAAAAAGGTAAATGATACTGGCGATATTGAAGAATTTAACAAAAGGAAAGCAATAGGAATTGAAAGTCCAGTAACTAATGACAACGGTCTTGCTGGAATAATACTAACAAATCCAAAAATGCTATCCGCATATTCTCCAAACGAGCTGAAAACAGAATTAGAAGATGCCGGCTATGCCACGAAACTTTTACAACACGGGAATTACAAGAATGTAGAATACGAAAGCGGCGGAGGATATAAGGTTACTTTTGATGGAGACTGTATAATCATGTATCATCCAGATAAACGTAGCCATCATTTTGGAGAATACTTCAAAATAGGAAATGGAAAAACTGGAATTAAACGCTATACTAGATATGGAGAGATATTGAATGATTGATGACCTTAATAAAACGGTTGAAGAACTAAACCGAAAACTATGTGATCACTATCCACATTATTCTGAAAATGATGTTGTGTTTTTCGAATTGAAAGATGGATGCCCATTCAGAATTACTGGACATAATTGGGATAAATATAAGGACTTTGGCAAAATGCTTATAGTTGAATCTGGAGATTATAAAGGAATGCCAATTACCGCATGGGAGGATTCTTGTATTTATCGGATTACCGATTACGAAAATGTTGACGATATTCTTTCTGAAATTTTAAATGATATGGGAAGCTAGTTTGTAAAAACACTTTTAGAAAAACCGAAAACAGCCAGTAATGGCTGTTTTATTATGGAGGGAATATGAAATTGGTTAGAGCACCGGATAGGATTCCATCAGATTGAGAAAGGACAGGTAGCATGGCAGAGACCAGGAAAGGTCGCCAAACCCCTACCCAGTCCTTGGTATTGCCTTACACTCGTACAGATGGCCAAGAAGCAATCAATTTGTATAACAGCACCGGAAACACCGCCTTAGAATGGCAAGAACTGCTTATTGCGGATATCCTTGCTAAAGACAAGGAGAATCTATGGGTGCATGAAAAGTTTGGATATGAGGTTCCTCGAAGAAATGGGAAAAATGAGATCCTCATAATCAGAGAGATGTTTGGCCTTAAAAATGGTGAACACATTCTTCATACTGCCCATAGAACTACAACAACTCACGCTGCATGGGAACGGTTATGCAAGGCTTTGACAAACGCAGGAATCAATATTGTCGGCTCGTTGAAAGCATATGGTCGAGAGAACATCGAAATTGACGGCGGAGGGAAGATCGAATTCAGAACGAGAACTTCAAAAGGAGGACTCGGAGAAGGATACGATATTTTGATTATTGATGAGGCGCAGGAATATCAGGACGATCAAGAGAGCGCTCTCAAATATGTTGTCACAGATGCAAAAAACCCTCAGACAATATATTGCGGAACACCGCCAACTCCAACGTCATCAGGAACTGTTTTTCAGAAGTACAGAAAAGCCGTACTGTCTGGTGGTTTGATGAATTCAGGCTGGGCGGAATGGTCAGTAGAGGAGCAAACAAATCCTCATGACCGGGAAGCCTGGTATATGACGAATCCATCACTAGGAACAGTTTTAACTGAGCGTAAAATATTGGCTGAAATTGGTGAGGATACAGCAGATTTCAACATTCAGAGACTTGGTTTGTGGATACATTACAACCAGAAATCAGCGATCAGTTCTGCAGAGTGGGGAGAAATGAAAGAAAAGACTCTTCCTGCATTGCGCGGAAAACTATATGTTGGGATTAAGTATTCTCAGGATGGATCCTATGTATCTATGTCTATTGCTGTTAAGACAGCGGCCGGGAAAGTGTTTATTGAGTCAATAGATTGCAGGTCTGCCAGAGACGGAGATTCGTGGATACTTAGATTTCTCAAATCGGCCGATATTAGCAAAGTTGTTGTTGATGGAGCAAGCGGCCAGAATCTTTTGGCAAGCGAAATGAAAGAAGCAAGGATTAAGCAGCCGTTGCTTCCAACTGTTAAGGAAGTAATTACTGCTAACGCTATGTTTGACCAGGCTATTTGTGCCAAAACGATATGTCATATGGGGCAACCATCGCTAGAACAGTCTGTTTGTAATTGTGAGAAGAGACAAATTGGTTCAAACGGCGGTTTTGGATACAGGTCCATCAAGCCGGGATCAGAGATATCACTTATGGATAGTGCAATCCTGGCATACTGGTTATGTTACGAGAGTAAGGATCAAAGGCGTCAGCATATTCGTTATTAAGAGACTGCAAATGCAGTCTTTTAGTATATGTATCAAATTACCGATACCACCGGGTAAGTGGGATAAGGAGACAAATTATGTCAGAGAATTTTGAACCAATCACAACACAGGAACAGTTCGATAACAGGATTTCTGAGCGTCTGAAGAGAGAGCGTGAAACGGCAGAAAAGAAGTATGCAGATTATGACTCTCTCAAAAAGCAGATCACGGATTTGAATGATCAGCTGTCCGCTGCAACAAAACAGGCCGAAGAGAGCACAACTCTCATCAATGGCCTTCAGGGAAAGGTTAAGGGCTACGAGAGCCACTCGGTAAAAACGCGCATTGCCCGTAATGCTGGTATTCCCGAAGAATTTGCAGATCGCCTTGTTGGAACAGACGAAGAATCCCTTAAGGCGGATGCAGAAAGCATGGCAAAACTTATTAGCAGCAAGCAACCGGTTGCACCAATGGCAAGTTCAGAGGGAGATACTCAGAAGGAAGACCCTGATAGAGTGCAAATGAGGGAAATGCTGCGCAAACTCAAAGGTGAGTAAAGGAGAAAAATAAAATGTCTGATGTATTATCTATGGGAACAAAGTTTAGTGCGGAAACTGTCAAGGATCTTTTCAGCAAGGTAAAGGGCCATAGTTCAGTAACAACGCTGACAGCTCAGGATCCGATTGCATTTTCCGGAAGCGATTATTTCGTCTTCTCTATGGATGATGAAGTAAACATTGTCGCTGAGAATGGAACGAATGTAGGTGGAAGCGCAAAAATGGACCCGGTTAAGATTGTGCCGCTCAAGGTTGAATATGGTGCACGTGTATCCGATGAGTTCATGTATGCTTCAGAAGAGAAGCAGATTGATATGCTGATGGCCTTTAACGATGGTGCAGCACGAAAGATTGCAAGAGGCATTGACATTATGGCAATGCATGGATTCAATCCGCGTGATAAGGCTGTATCAACAATTATTGGTACAAACTGCTTCGATAAGGCTTGTGCAGCCAATAAGGTTGTCTATGATGCTGCAAATATTGACGCAAATGTTGAAGATGCAATCGCGCTTCTGGGAGCTGATGCTGATGTAACCGGAATTGCAATGTCACCGACAATGCGCGCAGCTCTTTCTAAGCTGACAGATAAGAACGGAAATCGTCTCTATCCGCAGTTGGCTTGGGGCGCTAAGGTAAGCGATCTGAATGGAACTGCGGTTGACATCAACTCCACAGTTAACTTCGGAACATCCAAGGATCATGCAATCATTGGTGACTTTGGAAACGCATTAAGATGGGGATATGCTAAGG